GAAGAAGTGGCGCGGGATAAGTACGACGACTTTGAACAAGTCGCCTACAACCCCAAGCTGCCGATCACTAACGTGATGGCGGAAACGATTCAGTCTTCGGACATTGGCCCCGAATTGGCTTATTACCTCGGGTCAAATCCAAAAGACGCGGAACGTATCTCACGCATGGCGCCGCTCGCGCAGGCAAAAGAGATCGGTAAAATTGAGGCCAAGCTGGCCGCAGAACCGCCGGTCAAGAGAACAACATCGGCTCCTATGCCTATTTCACCTGTCACCGCTCGGGCCTCTGGCTCGCCAGCTATGGACACTACGGATCCTCGGTCTATCAAGACCATGACGGCTTCGCAGTGGATTGAAGCTGATAGGGCGCGTCAGATGAAGAAGCTAGAAGCACAACGCTTCCGCTAACTTTTCTTTAGGAAATCACCATGAGTAATTCGATTCTTACCATCGACATGATCACGCGCAAGGCGCTTGAGATTCTCGAAAACAACCTGGTTCTCACGCGCAACGTGAACCGTCAGTACGACGACAGCTTTGCTGTTGAAGGTGCCAAGATCGGTTCGACCCTGCGTATTCGTCTGCCTGACCGCGCTCTGGTTACCGACGGTGCCGCCCTGCAAGTTCAGGACGACAACGAGCAGTTCACCACGCTGTCGGTTGCCAACCAAAAGCACATCGGCGTGAACTTCACGTCCGCTGAACTGACGATGCAGTTGGACGACTTTGCAGAACGTGTGCTCAAGCCACGTATCAGCCAGTTGGCCTCCAGCATTGATGCTGACGTTGCCAATGCGTACAAGTACATCGGCAACAGCGTCGGCACCCCCGGCACCGTTCCTTCGACTTCGTTGGTGCTGTTGCAAGCCCAGCAAAAGCTGAACGAAAACGCCGCCGTGATGTCGCCACGTTACGCTACCGTCAACCCTGCCGCTAACGCTGGTCTGGTTGAAGGCATGAAGGGTCTGTTCAATCCTACGGACACCATCAGCAAGCAGTTCCGCAACGGCATGATGGGCACGGGCGTGCTGGGCTTCGACGAGATCAATATGTCTCAGTCGATCAAGCAGCACACCACCGGCTCGCGTGACGCTTCGGCTGCCACGACCGTGAAGACCACCATTACGTCGGAAGGCGCTTCTAGCATCGTCCTGACGCAGGGTTCGGTTGTCACCACGATCAAGGCTGGCGACGTGTTTACGGTGGCTGATTGCTATGCAGTCAACCCGCAAACCCGTGAGTCCACCGGCTCGCTGTACCAGTTCGTTGCCTTGGCTGACGCTACGGCAGTGGCTGGCGACTGGACTGTGACCGTGTACCCGATCTACTCGGCCAACCACGCTCTGGCTACCGTTAACGCGCTGCCAGTGGCTGCCAAGTCCGTTACGTTCCTCGGCGCTGCTTCGAGCCAGTTCGCTCAGAACTTGGTCTATCACAAGGACGCCATCACGTTCGCCACTGCTGACTTGTTGCTGCCGCAAGGTGTTGACATGGCTGCCCGTGCCGTTCACAACGGTATCAGCCTGCGCGTTGTTCGTCAGTACGACATCAACAACGACCGTATGCCTTGCCGTATTGACGTTCTGTACGGCTACAGCGCGATTCGTCCGCAAATGGCTGCTCGGATCTGGGGCTAAATTTAACGCCCCTTCGGGGGCGTTTTCTAAATCTTTTTAAGGAAAAATATCATGGCACTCCCTAATGGCGGTGGCGGTTACCAACTCGGCGACGGCAATCTTAACGAAATCACGCTGGGCTACGCTCCAGCACCTTCAGCATATACGGCGGATGCAGACGTTGTTCTGACCGTTGCTGAACTTGAAGGCGGTCTGATTCTCTACACGCAAACCAACACCAGCAACTTCCAGCTTCCGCTGGTCGCTGGCGTGGGCGGCGTGGACGCTGAAATCAGCAGCGCCAAGGTCGGCAGCACGTTTGACTTCTTCTTTATCTCCACCAGTTCTGGTGTTGGTACGATTACTGTCAACACGGGCTGGACGTTGGTCGGGTCGGGCGCTACGCCTGCATCCGGTATCGGCGCTCACTTCCGCGCTCGCAAGACTGGTGACGGCACCTACACCTGCTACCGCGTAGCGTAAAACAAACGGGGGCTTCGGCCCCCGCCTTTTGGAATTAACAAAGGAAAATCATGGCTAATACCAAAGCAATTGGCGTTGCATTTGCAGACCCCGAGTTTGAATCAGTGCAAGTGGGCACCGCTGGTGCTCCTATCGCGCTTACGTCTTCTGGCGTTCTGAATGGCTCCTACGCCACGACCAGCGCCGCTTCTGGCGACACCCGCCTGTCGTACCAGAAACTGACGTTCACCGGCGCTGGTGCTGGTGAAACCTCGCGTTCGTTTTCTATTGTGACCGGCGCACAAGGCGCAGGCCAGACCACGAACGGCTCGCACATCTCGTGCGACATCAACACCGGCGGCTCTATCTCCGGCGCAGCTAACGCCCTTCGCGCAACCCTTGGCGGCACGTCCACCAACCCAGGCGGCACGTTGGCAGCCATTCAAGCTGACTCCAATTTCGCTACCGGCGGAACTTGGACGAACGCTTCGTTTCTGAGGTTTACCAACTCAGGCACCGGCTTGGTTAGCTATCTGGCAAACGTTCCAACTACCGGCAGCGGCCTGCTGATGGCACCCCACACTACGCAAGTAATGACGGACTCCATTCGCATCGTCATGGCAGACGGCAGCGTGCGCTACATCATGTGTACGACCAGCAGCGCAAACCGCACTGGCGGCGCGTAACATGGTGATAACCAAGGAATTCTTGGTTAGCGAAATCGAAAGTCTTGAGCATGAAGCAGAAAAGGCTCGTACTTTTCTGATTCAAGCTCAAGCTACGGTAGCGGCCTATCAGATGCTGATTCGCAAGCTGGATGACGACCAACCAAATCAAGGTGCATAGTGGCTGTTATTTACCTCCAACACCCCCAGTACGGCACCAAGGTCGCCATTTCGGATTCTGAAGCCGATTACGATGAGCGCAACGGTTGGGCGCGGTACAATCCCAACGAACTTGAAGTAGCCGTCGTCAACGAGCTAGAAGTCAAGCGTAAGTACACACGTAGGGCTGTGGCCGAAGGAGTTTGACATGGCAGTTTACACGGCGGGCGATCAAATCAATCGCGCATTGCGCCTGCTCGGTGTGCTTGCCGAAGGTGAGACTTCATCGGCGTCTGTCATGCAAGACAGCCTGATGGCGCTCAACCAGATGATTGATTCGTGGAACACGGAGCGGCTGGCTGTCTTTTGCACTCAGGATCAAGTCTTTACTTGGCCTGCTGGCCAGTACATCCGCACGCTTGGCCCAACCGGTAACTTTATCGGTCTGCGCCCCGTGCTGTTGGACGAGGCCACGTATTTCCGTGACCCCGGCACCAACGTGTCGTTTGGCATCAAGTTTATCAACCAGCAGCAGTACAACGGCATCGCGGTCAAGACCGTAACGTCTACGTACCCGCAGGTCTGCTTTGTGAACATGGGGTTCCCCGACATTACGATGTCAATCTACCCGCGCCCCACGCGGGATTTGGAATGGCACTTTGTGTCGGTGCAAGAGCTGTCCAACCCAGCAACGTTGTCAACGGATCTGTTCTTCCCGCCGGGGTACTTGCGGGCGTTCACGTACAACTTGGCTATGGAGATAGCGCCTGAGTTTGGCGTTGAGCCTAGCCCGCAAGTGCAGCGTATTGCCATGACATCTAAGCGCAACCTCAAACGCATCAACAACCCTGATGATGTGATGTCAATGCCTTACGCAATTGTGGCGACTCGACAGCGTTTTAACATTTACGCGGGAAATTACTAACATGACTACCATTGCTATCACGGCGCTGCCAGCAGCTACCTTTGCCGCCACAACTGACGTTTTGCCGATTGTCCAATCGGGCACGACCAAACAACTGACCAATGCGCTGTTGTTTACCAGTCCAACGCTGGTCACGCCCGCGCTGGGGACTGTTGCCAGCGGCAACATTAGCGCTTGCACCAGCACCGGCATGGTGCTGGTGGCACCGGCGCTGGGGACGCCTGCTTCGCTCGTGGGGACAAACATCACCGGCTCGGCAGCTGGTTTTACGGCGGGAAATGTCATTACAAACGCCAACCTAACGGGCGCCGTTACTTCGGTGGGCAACACTACGTCACTGGGTTCGTTCACTTCTGCTCAACTGCTGGCAGCACTGACGAATGAAACCGGCACGGGGTCTGCTGTCTTTGCTACTACTCCCACGTTGGTTACGCCGGTTCTTGGCGCAGCCACTGGCACCAGTATTTCGTTGAGCGGCTTTAGTGCTGTCAGCGCCGCCGCCCCAACGATTGCAAGTGCGGCGACCATTGCGCCGACAACGCCGATTGTGTTTATCTCGGGAACGGCGGCAGTTGTCACCATCACAGCAGCAGCGCCAATTTCTACCGGCGGCGGCACAATCACGTTGATCCCAACCGGCGCGTTTACTTGGACAGCCGCAGGCAACATCGCTGTGCTTGGTACTGCCGTTGTGAGCCGTGCGCTCACGATGACCTACGATGTGACGACCACCAAATGGTATCCAAGCTACGTCTGACATGAAAACACCGATTCTTGGGTCAGCCTATGTTGCCCGCAGCATCAACGCTGCGGATGCACGCATGGTCAATTTGTTCCCAGAAATTGTGCCAGAGGCGGGCAAAGAACCTGGGTTTTTAAACAGAGCGCCTGGGCTAGAGTTCCTACAGACAGTCGGCACCGGCCCCATCAGGGCGCTGTGGGCGCACCAGACCAACGGCAGCGATTTCTACGTTGTGTCGGGCCAACAGGTGTTCAAGCTGACCAGCCTGACCGCCACGCCTCAGTTTCTTGGCAATGTGTCGGGCGCGGGGCCGGTGTCTATTGCAGACAACGGCACGCAACTTTTCTTTGCCTGTAACGGCCCCAGCTTCATTTACAACGAAGTTACCAACGTATTCGCCCAGATCACAGACCCTGATTTTGCTGGCGCGGTGACGGTGGCGTACCTTGACGGGTATTTTGTGTTCAACCAGCCTAACAGCCAATTTATTTGGGTGACTCAGTTGCTGGACGGCACTTCTGTTGACCCGTTGGACTTTGCGTCTGCTGAAGGATCGCCAGACGGCGTGGTCGGCATCATCGCTGACCACCGTGAGCTATGGGTGTTCGGTACGGACTCGGTTGAGGTCTGGTACGACTCCGGCGCGGCTGACTTCCCGCTGCAACGCATCCAAGGCGCGTTCAATGAGATCGGGTGCGTCTCGGCGTACTCTATCGCCAAGTTGGACAACGGCCTGTTCTGGCTAGGCACCGACGCTCGGGGGCAAGGCATCGTCTACCGCGCCAATGGTTACACCGGGGTGCGCGTATCCACGCACGCCGTTGAGTACGCCATCGCCCAATACGGGAACATCTCTGACGCCATCAGTTACACCTATCAGCAAGAAGGCCACGCCTTCTATGTGCTGACCTTTCCTAGCGCCAACGCCACTTGGGTCTATGACGTATCCACCCAGGCATGGCATGAGCGAGCGGGGTTTGACAACGGCGAGTTCACGCGCCACCGCAGCAACTGCCAGTGCAATTTTGCTGGCACTACGGTGGTTGGCGATTTTCAAACTGGCAACATCTATTCGCTTAATCTGGACACCTACGCAGACAACGGCGAGATTCAGAAATGGCTACGGTCATGGCGGGCGTTGCCCACCGGCCAAAACAACCTTAAGCGCACGGCGCAGCACAGCTTGCAGTTGGACTGCGAGTCCGGCGTCGGGTTGAACTTGTACCCTGCATTTGAGGGTGGCGAAAACATTGACACTGAGGCGGGGCTTGATCTTGTTGCCGAATACAACCAAGTGTATTTGGCTACCCAATCAGGCGACATTTTGACGACTGAGGCAAATAGCGGTTTTCAGCCTTTGGTTCAATACGATTTGCCAGACGTTGACATTACCGGCTACGAGTTAGTCACCACGGCCTACCCTGCTGCCCCTGGCTATAACCCAGAAGCCATGTTGCGCTGGTCAGACGATGGTGGTCACACTTGGTCTAACGAGCACTGGTCTTCGATGGGCAGGATCGGCGTGTACGGGCACAGAGTGTTCTGGCGCAGGCTGGGCATGACGCTCAAGCTGCGTGACCGCGTGTATGAAGTGTCTGGCACCGATCCTGTCAAGATCGCCATCATGGGCGCTGAACTGCAAATAAGCGGCACCAATGCCTAATTACTCTACGCAGATCACCCCGCCGCGTGTGCCGCTTACGGATGAGCGCACGGGCGCGGTGTCTCGTGAGTGGTACCGCTGGTTCTACAACCTCTACACAGTAACAGGCGGCGGGCTTGGCATCACGCCGGTCATCAATGGCGGCACCGGCCTCGCCACCATCCCAACCAACGGCCAACTGCTGATCGGCAACGGCACGGGTTACACGCTCAACACGCTGGGGGCTGGGCAAAACATCCTAGTGACCAACGGCGCAGGAACAATTCTTGTCGCCTTGACGGGTCAAGTACCTGTCGTCAACGGCGGAACGGGGGCTAGCACTCCAGCCGGTGCGCGGGCCAACCTGTCGGCAGCGGTGCTGGGCGCAAACGACGACATCACCAGTATGTCGGCCCTGACGGGCGGCATCTCCACGCCGACTTTCATCCAGATGAACACAACGCCTGTAACGGTGTCGGGCATAGGAAAAATAAACTGGAACGCTACTGACCAAACGCTTGACATTGGCATGGAGTATGGTGTAGTCCAACAAGTTGGACTAGAAACCTACGCTCGCGTAGCCAACTTTACCGGCGTCACCATCCCCAACGGCACCGTGGTGGGCTTTACGGGGGCCGTACCAGACAGCGCACTGTCAGTAGCTCCCTACCTAGCCAACGGCGCGACCAACACGTTGTACGTTGTCGGCGTGATGACGCACGATTTGCCCGACACTGGGCAAAAAGGCTATTGCACCGTTTGGGGGTTTGTGCGTGATGTTGACACTAGTGCTTTCACGCTGGGCGACATTCTCTACGCCAGCCCTACCGTGGCGGGCGGGCTGACAAACGTCAAACCAACAGCACCAGACAACGTGGTGCCTATCGCAGCCGTGCTGCAAGTTGGCGCAACTGATGGCGTCATCTTCGTGCGGCCCACGATTGAGCAACAGATTTACTACGGCGAGTTCACTAAGACCAACAGCCAATCCCCCGCTGTTGCAAACACGGCATACGAGCTGTTGTTTACAAATACAGAGATCGCCAACGGCGTCAGCATCGGTGGCACCACCTCACAGATCATCGTTGCCCAGGCTGGGTTGTACAACATCGCAGCCTCGGTGCAAATCACATCTACCAACAGTTCGCAGAAATCCGTTTGGGTCTGGTTGCGCCTTAACGGAACCACGAATTTTCCCAATTCCGCTAGAATTGCATCTATTACGCTGAACAACGGCTATCTGGTAGTGTCTCTCAACGAGGTTGCGTCCTTGGATGCCGGGGACTTCATCGAGGTCATGTACGCCGCCGACAACACGAACGTCAGCATTGCCACGGTCGCGGCAACGGCGTTTGCACCGGCAGCGCCAGCGGTGATTTTGGCGGTTACGCAGACGGAGCAATAATGGAACGTCTTTGCTGCACTGGTTGGTCAGGTGCTAAACTTGCACCCACCAACTTCTGACCGTGAGCTAAATGAAAATATCCGTTGAAAAACTGACGCCAGAGTTGTTTGCTGAAATGCTCCCCCTTGGGCAAGAGTCTTGGGATGAGTGCAGCGAGATCAAGAAAGACACCTGCTCGTTTCATGGTGAGCGGGGATTTAAGATTGAACCTAATGAGGCTCAATACCTGCAATTTGCGGAAAATGATGCGCTGCTAGCGTTTGTCTTGCGCGATGACGAAAATGTGCTTCAAGGGTATTCTTTGGCAATTTTCTATAACAGCCTGCACCACGCACCCGTAAAATGTGCAAATGTGGACACCTTCTATCTGCGCCCTGCTGTGCGCGGCGCAATACGCAATTTTATAGCGGCGATGGAAGAACAATTTGAGGCGCGGGGCGTCGTGGTGGTTGGGTGGCCCGTGTCCCCTAGCGGTGGGTTGTTTGGCATACTTAAAACGCTTGGGTATGCGCCCGATGACGTAATTATGGAGAAACGCATATGTGCATTGTAGCCGGCGCCGTTGGCGCAGCAGCAGTAGGTGGTGTTATTGCTGGTGAAGCATCAAAGAAAGCGGCCAAAACACAAGCACGAGCGGCAGATCGAGCCGCACAACTGCAACAAGATCAGTTTGAGCGCCAAATTGAACTGCAAAGGCCTTTTCGGGAGGCCGGTGAACGGGCGTTGCCCAAACTTGAGGCTGCGTCTGAATACACGCCGTTTGGTCAAGCGCAGTTTCAATCTGACCCTGGCTATGCGTTTCGGCTGGCTGAAGGAGAGAAGGCACTAAACCGTCAGGCTGCGGCGCGTGGCGGCCTGATCTCCGGCGGGGCGCTCAGGGCAGCAACTCGATACGGGCAAGAGATGGGTTCGCAAGAGTACACCAATGCGTTCAATCGTTACCAGACCGAGCGGCAAGCTCGGTTGAACCCTTTGCAGTCTTTGACGGGCATGGGGCAAACCTCCGTTAATCAGTTGGGCCAAGCAGGTCAACAGTACGCCACCAACGCAGGCGAGGCGTTGACCAGCGGCGCTGCTGCTCGGGCGTCAGGGTACGTGGGGGCCGCGAACGCGCTGACGGGAGCGTTGGGCACTGGGCTTAACTTCTACCAGAACCAACAGTACATGAACAAATTTGCGCCACAAAACGCCCCGTCAACCGGTGGTGGCGGCAGCTACGGCGGCGGCGGCTACGGTGGTGGCGGCAACTACGGCGGCAATTCAGACCCATACGCGCAATTTAGTTATGGCACGGACACATAAGGTCTAATCATGGCACTCAATCCCAACATTTCGCTGGCCGTCAGGGGCGTCGAACTGCAAGACCCGTTGGCGCAGTACGGCAAATTTGCCGCCATCCAAGGCGCGCAGCAGCAGAACCAGCTGGCGCAGATGCAGATGCAAGAGTACGAGCGCACTCGGGCTGAAGAAGAAGGTCTGCGTAACTATCTTTCTAGCGCAAATTTGACTGATCCTGCTGCTCGGCAAGGATTGATGAAATATGGCAAAACTGGTTTTGCGTATGGTGCGGCGTTGAGCGCACAAGACAAAGCGGCGCTTGAGCAGGAAGAAACACGCGGCAAAATTGCAAAAACTAAAACAGAAACAGAAGCATCAACTTTTGATTTGCAAAACAAAAAACTAAATTTTGTTTTGCAAAGCGTTGGAAATTCCAGCACCCCGCAAGATGCTATTTCATACATTAACAAAGGCGTAAAAGAAGGTTACATATCAATGGCGCAAGGCACGGCTGAAATTCAGCAATTGCAAAATATGCAGCCTGCGGAATTTGCCCAATACAAAGTAGGTCATTTGGTTCGAACGCTTGGTGCATTGGATCAATTAAATCAGTCTAAACAAACGACCAAAGACACCGACTTTGGTAGTTTTATTCAACGTCAAACTTACGATGCGCAAGGTCGGCCAATTGGCGCACCTGAGCGGTTGACCAAGACGCCGACCATTTCAGAGCAAACGGGGCGCGGCAATTTGGCGTTGGCGCAAAGTCAAGAAGACTGGAAACGAAAAAACCCAGGATACGACATCAAAGAAACCGAAACCGGTTTGGTTGGCGTCAACAAAAACAATCCACGCGATGTGGTGCCGATTACCGTTGACGGCAAAGCTGTTGGCGCAAAAGCTCCTCCCGCAAAATTGGTTGAAATAGACACGCAACTGTCTAGTTTGGCTGGTTCGCTTAAAGCGTTTAAAAATGAAGTCGCAAAAAACAAATTGACTGGGGCTCGTGGGTTGTTTACTGGCGAAGACACTGCCAACATGACTTCTAAGTACACTTCTTTGTTGATGGGTGTTAAAGACTTGTACACGCTGGGCGCGTTGACCGGCCCCGACATGAGCATCATTGAAAATCAATTGCAAAACCCGGCATCGTGGGCTGGGTCGATGACTTCTAAAGCAGCGTTTAATGCTCAAATTAAAACGATTGAAGATATGTTGCGCCGCAATCACATCAATACGGAAACTGCGTTTGGTCGCCCATTGAAGGCGACAACAGCGGCGCTAAAAAGTTTTGGTGACACCGCTGCGGGCAATGTAGACAATGATCCTCTGGGACTTAGGAAACCAAAATAATGGCAACGCTTGTTGAATTCAGGGCCAAGCATCCAGAATACAACGATATGCCAGATTTGGCATTGGCTGATGCGTTGCATCAAAAGTTCTATGCAGATGTGCCAAAACCAGAATTTTATCAATCGGTTGGGCTTTTTGCGTCGCCAAACCAAATTCCCGGCGCAGTAACGTCAGCACCTGCTGCCCAGGCACCTGATCGGTCATTTCGAGACATTGCAGGCGGCATTATTGAGACGCCAATGGCATTGGCAAGCGGGTTGGTTGGTGGTGTGGTGCGGCCAATCGCTGGCATGGTGGGGGAGTTGTCTAGCCCAGCTAGGCAAGGCTCACCAGAAGCTACTGCTGCCGGTGAGCGGGCCATGCAACAAGTGTCGCGTGGCTTGTTTACGCCGCGTACTCAAACCGGCCAAGACATCATGGGCGGCATTGGATCCGCCATGCAATACGTTGCTGGCGGTTTGCCCATGCAGCCAGTTGGAGCGTTGACCTCCACCGCCAACGCTTTGGCTGCTCCCGCCATGCGTCAAGCTGGTTCTATGGCACAACAAGGTGCTGCTGCCGTGCCGCCTTTGATGCGGCAAGCCACCGCACCTGTGGTTAACGCTTTGACTCGCCAAGGCCCGCAGATGTCCGGCATGGGCGCTGCTAACACCGCAGAAGATTTGATCCGCACTGAACGCCTGCAACGTCTGGACATTCCTTCTACGTTGGGTGAACGCACGAAAAATCTAAGTCAACAACAGTTTGAATCTCAAGCAGAACGCGGTTCTGTGGGCGGCATTTCAGAAGGCGCATCTCGGGATGTTCAACAAAGAATGACCGATTTTAAGGCCAATCAAAAGCAAGCAATTGCTAACAACTTTGCACGCATGAGCGATGAAGTTGGCGCACAAACAACTGAAGCATCAAAAGTTGGCGAAATTGTTGATGATGCGTTGAACGCTGAGTACACCAAAAAGTTTAATGCATACAAAGAAAAATACAGACTGGCAGACGAATCGGGCGAGACATTGCAGCCGGTTTCATATCAACCTTTGTTAAATTTCATCAACACTAAAACACCAACATTTCGCAAAACCCTTGATCCAATTTTGGATTCGGTGGCGGAAGCGTTGACGATGAATGACCCAGGCCAGACTGGGCAGATTACGGTGCAAGCGTTAGAAGACATTTACCAGCAAATCGGTAAAGTCAAGAATTCGGCCAGCGCTCGTGATCTTAAAAACATCATTACCGAAATTGGCGACAACGCTGGCGGAAAACTTTACCAAGAAGCACGCACCGCTCGGTTAAATCTTGCTAAACAGTTTGAAGACGTTAGCAAGGTTGATGCGTTGCTTAGTACCAAAACTGGGTACGCTGACCGTAAAGTGGCGCTTGACAAAATTTTTGATCATGTAGTGTTAAAAGGGCCGCTGGAAGAAATGCGTACGGTAACCACGCTGCTCAAAAAAGGTGGCCCCAAAGGTCAGCAAGCAATGGCCGAATTGCGAGGCCAGACCATCCAGCACCTTGAGGATTCATTGATCAAGGGTGACCAAATGTCGGTGGCTTCGTTCACCAAAATTGTGAACCAACTGGACAAAGAACGCAAACTTGAGTACCTGTTTGGCAAACAAGGGCGTGATCACATTTTGGATTTGCGCGACGGTATTCGGGATGTTCTTGTTAAAGAACCCGGCGCAGTAAATTACTCGGGAACCGCCAGCGCGGTGATGCAAGGTTTGCGAGCCATGGAATCCATGCGCGATGTGCCGTTGATTGGGACTGCGACTAAAATAGCGCGAGGTTTACAAGTTAAGAGTCAAGTTTCAAAAGCCTTGAAACAACCAAACCAGTTGGCCCCAACCGCACCAGTCACCAACAACCTTGCCCCATGAACCAACAAGACCTTATCAACATCATCTTTGGTGCGTCGGCAGGGGTTCTGGGCTGGTTCGCCAGAGAACTCTGGTCGGCGGTCAAGGAACTGAAATCGGATCTCGCCAAGCTGCGCGAGGAGCTACCGAAGGTCTACGTCACGCGGGACGACTTCAAGTCTGATGTCCGCGAGATCAAAGAGATGTTGACCCGCCTATTTGACCGACTTGACAACAAAGCCGACAAATGAACATCGTAGACCAACTCCGACGTGATGAGGGCGAGTCGCCCACCTGCTACCAGGATCATCTAGGATATTGGACTATCGGTGTTGGCAGAATGATTGACGCCCGCAAGGGCGGCGGTCTGCGCCCTGACGAGATTGCTTACCTGCTGAACAACGACATCATCAGCCGCCGTGAGGCGCTGAAGGCGGCGCTGCCGTTCTTCGTTGAGTTGTCGTCGGCTCGCCAAGGCGTGTTGATTAACATGGCCTTTAACATGGGCGTGGCCAATCTGCTCAAATTTAAGCAGATGCTGGCAGCAGTCGAGGCCAAGCATTGGGGTATCGCCGCCAAAGAGATGCTGGACTCGAACTGGGCGCGTCAAGTGCCTAAGCGGGCCGTGCGGCTGGCGTCACAGATGGAGACAAACCTGTGGCAGTAGACGCGGTGGCCTCGCTGGTCGAAACTGTCGTTGGCCGAATCTGGCCCGACAAGACTGAGCAGGAACGCGCTCAGATAGCAGCGGCACTGGCGTTGGTGCAAGGTCAGATAGACATCAACAAGGCTGAAGCCGCCAACCCAAACGCGTTTACATCTGGCTGGCGTCCTGCTATTGGGTGGATCTGCGGCGCGGCGTTTGGCATCCAATTTGTCTTCGGCCCGCTTGCCAGTTGGGGCTCACGCCTGTACGGACATCCAGTTGATTTTCCGCCAATGGATATTGGCGCAATGATGCCGGTGCTATTAGGGATGCTCGGTTTGGGTGGGCTTCGCACTTACGAGAAGGTCAAGGGCGCTGCTTAGTTGTTTAGCCCTGTAATCCGCTAGTTCGACTTTTACTTCCTCTGAGTAAAAGCGATGTCCATTGGCACACTCACGCCTGCGAAGTGTGCCTCTGGTCTCCAGCACACGCGACCACGCCTTACAGCCGGGACAAAACATCGCGGTACGCCTGTAACGCGGTTTTCAGATCGGCTTTGAGTTGCTCGACCAACTCGCGCAGGCGCTGGTTTTCAAGTTCTAGTTCAGTCATTTCTCAAGACGGCATTGCGCCGTACCCATTCGGTTAGTTCTCTGGCCGTCATATCTTCGTCCCGCGCCTCTGCGCGTTCATGGACGCCGTACCCCATTGCCGACAGCAACTCCTCTACCGGCTTTCGGTAGATCATCGAGTCCTTGGCTATCTTCGCGGCGCACCGCCAGATCATCATGGCCCAATCCCATGCGCCTTCTCGATGGCACGGGCAAATGCGTGTTGAGGCGTGTTAATTTTGTGGTTTACGTCCAAAACTTGAGAGTCTGCCCATATATCAACTAACGCCTCATCCGTCAGCGGCTTGCGCTGGGGTGGGGCTGTGTAGTCATACATCCCCGCCACAGGCTCTGCTTTATTTCCTTTTATCTCTGGCGAAATAATTGGCTGCGCGAGGGCAGCGCGGAGTTTTTCAAAGCGATGTGCTGATGGGTGAAAGTTAAAAGGCATATCCCAAGAATCCAGCAGTTCCTGCGCTGCTTGTTTCAAATCACTCATAAAAAATACCCCACGCAAAGAATCAAAATCAACAGCGCCCCCAGCACCCGTGAAAACCGGCCTGACCGGTCGCACAC